TATCTCTTTCCCGCCTGGATGATGGGCAATAACCCTAAATTAAAGATTATTCAAACCACCCATACAGCCGAGCTAGCCTATCGTTTTGGTCGTAAGGTCAGAAATTTGATGAACGAGAACGAATTTAAGTCCGTATTCCCCGACACAGAACTCAGAGCCGACTCTCAAGCTGCTGGAAGATGGGAAACCAACCACGGAGGAGAGTATTTTGCAGCAGGTGTCGGTGGATCTATAACCGGTCGTGGTGCAGATTTGCTCATTATCGACGATCCACACTCCGAACAAGACGCTTTAAGTAAGACTGCGATGGAGAATGCATGGGAATGGTACACTTCAGGTCCTCGTCAGCGTCTTCAACCTGGGGGAAGTATCGTTGTAGTCATGACTCGTTGGTCAGAAGACGACTTAACAGAGCGTTTGATCGAGGCTCAAGCCAAAGATCCGCTCGCAGACAAGTGGGAGATTGTCGATTTCCCTGCGCTCATGGACGACGGCACCCCTCAATGGCCAGAATTCTGGAAAAAAGATCAATTAGAAGCGGTGAAAGCCTCACTGCCCGTGGCTAAATGGAATGCACAGTGGCAACAACAGCCCACATCCGAAGAAACTTCCATAATTAAGCGTGAATGGTGGCAATTATGGGACAAAGATCAGCCACCGTTGCAATATATCATTCAAAGTTACGATACTGCGTTCTCATCCAAGACAACAGCGGACTATTCTGCGATTACAACCTGGGGAGTTTTCTATAATGAGATGACAGGTAAGCAAAATTTGCTGTTAATGGAAGCGGACCGTGGGCGGTGGGACTTTCCCGAGCTAAAAAGAATCGCTTTAGAGAAAAACCAGTATTGGCAGCCCGAACAAATTATTATTGAAGCGAAAGCAACGGGTATGCCCCTCACACACGAACTGCAAGCCATGGGAATTCCCGTGATCAACTTCACACCGAGCAGAGGAAACGACAAATTAGTGAGAGTCAACTCCGTAGCACCGTTATTTGAAGCAGGAATGATTTGGTATCCACCGTTTAAGTGGGCAGAAGAAGTTATTGAAGAATGTGCCGCTTTCCCTTATGGTAGAAACGATGACTATGTGGATTCGATGACACAAGCGTTGATGCGATATCGACAGTTCGGTGCATTGGTTCACGATTACGACGAGGAGATAGAAGAACGTCCTCGACGTAAGATTGCATTTTATGGTTCTTAGGGTATAAATACGTATGGCTGAAATTGATAAAACGTTAAACGAAGCACCTCAAGGTGTGGAAGAAGAAATAGTTACAGAAACAGTTAGCGAAGATACACCGCTAGAGATTGAGGTAGAGGGCGATGAGCCCGTGAGCCTTGGTCCCGTGCCCACGGACACCGGTGATGGATTCGCCGACAACTTAGCCGAAGTCATTCCCGAAGAATCCTTAGCGAAAATTTCAAACGAGCTACGCTCTCAGTTCTCGGTCGACCAGACCAGTCGAAAAGATTGGGAACAAAGTTACATCAAAGGATTAGATTTATTAGGATTCAAATATCAAGAAGTCAGTGAACCTTTCAGAGGTGCTGCATCAGTTTCTCATCCACTACTCGCTGAAGCCGTCACGCAGTTTCAAGCAGGAGCTTATAAAGAGCTCTTGCCTGCGGGCGGACCTGTGAAGACAACCATCTTAGGAGAAGCAACTCCTGAGGTGGAACAACAGGCAGAGCGAGTGAAAGATTTTATGAACTATCAAATCATGTACAAGATGAAAGAGTACGATCCCGAAATGGATCAATTACTTTTTCATTTACCGTTAGCAGGGAGTGCATTTAAAAAAGTTTATTTTGATGGCAACATGGGAAGACCGTGTTCGAAGTTTATTCCGAGTGAAGACTTGGTGGTGAACTACGGAGCATCGGAATTAGAAGATGCCGAAAGAATTACTCACGTTATAAAAATTTCTCCGAACGATTTAAAGCGACAAATGATTTCTGGTTTTTACCGAGATATTGAAATTGATGAGAACGACGAATTGTATTCTTCGTATTCGGATATTCAAGAAAAGTACGACGAGTTAGAAGGCGTTCAAAAATCGGAATATGCAGGACAGTATCAGTTACTGGAAATGCACGTTGATTTAGATCTTGAAGGGTATGAAAACCTCGGAGCGAATGGTGAGCCCACAGGACTAAAACTGCCTTACGTTGTGACACTGGAACAAGGCACAGGAAAAATTTTATCAATCTATCGAAACTATTTACCGAGCGATCCAATGTTTATGAGACAAAAATATTTTGTCCACTACAAGTTTTTACCTGGTCTCGGATTTTATGGTTTTGGTTTAGTACACATGCTTGGCGGTTTGACTCGCACAGCCACAGCCGCACTACGAGCATTGTTAGATGCAGGTACATTATCCAACTTACCTGCTGGTTTTAAATCTAGAGGACTTCGTGTCAGAGATGATGAAGAGCCTCTAACACCAGGTGAGTTTAGAGATGTCGATGCACCTGGAGGAGATTTACGAAATGCATTAATGCCACTACCTTACAAAGGACCCGATGGAACATTATTTCAGTTACTCGGTTATGTGGTGGATGCAGGAAGAAGATTTGCAGCTATTGCTGATATGAAGGTAGGAGATGGTTCGCAAGCGAACCCTGTCGGTACCACCATGGCATTATTAGAACAAGGTTCGAAAGTCATGAGTGGTATTCACAAAAGATGCCACTACGCACAAAAGGAAGAATTTCAATTACTCGCAAAATTATTTGCTACTGCTCTGCCAGGGGAATATCCGTATGAAGTTTCTGGTGGTAATCGTGCCGTCAAGACAACGGACTTTGATGAAAGAGTCGATGTCTTACCTGTATCTGATCCAAACATTTTCTCGATGTCACAGAGAATTATGTTGGCACAAACACAATTACAATTAGCACAGAGCAATCCAGAGATTCACAATTTATACGAAGCGTATCGCAGAATGTATATGGCGTTAGGTGTCCAACAAATTGAAAATATTTTACCACCACCCGCAGGACCACAACCGATGGATCCTGGTGTCGAGAACTCACAAGCGTTAATGATGGGACAACTAACTGTGTTCCCAGAGCAAGATCATATCGCTCACATGGAAGCACACCGTGCCTTTATGAGTTCGTATTTGGTGAGAAACAATCCACAAGTTTTAACTGTACTTCAAGCACACGTGATTGAACACGTTTCTGCACAAGCAAGAAAAGAAGTGATGATCGAACTAGAACCAATCTTACAACAAGAAGCTGCGAAGTTTGGAGGACAAGTTCCACCAGAACTACAACAACAGTTCCAAGCACAAATTGAAAATCAAGTAGCCGTGAAGATTGCAGCTATTACCGATGACATGGTCGCAGAAGAACAAGAAGCTTTACCTTTAGGTAGTGGACCCGATCCATTAGTCGACTTAAAGATGAAAGAGTTGGAACTAGAACAACAAAAAATTAATGTCGATGCAGCTGACGATCTTGCTCAACATAAATTAGAAGAAGAAAAATTAAGTTACAAAAAATCTATTGATGCCGCCAAACTAGCACAGCAACAACGAATTCAAAATCAAAGAACTGCTGTTCAAAGAGAGAGATTAAATGCCTCTAAAAAAAGGTAGTAGTAATCGTACAGTTAGTGCTAATATATCTAAACTGAGGAAAGAAGGTAAACCTCAGAAACAAGCAATTGCAATTGCTCTACAGAAGGCAGGTAAATCAAATGTCAAAAAAAGAAAAAAATAACCCCTTAGATAAAGTAGATAGGGCTTCCGTTGATTCTCTTACTTACGAATTTAAAATGTTATATAGTTTATATGTTTCACAGGGCCAAGATCCGTTAGCCATTGCTAGTTCTTTTCTCGCTGCAGGACAGTGGGCCATGAACCGAGAATTAGGTTTAAAAGAAACTCAAGATCTGCTAAGATTATTGGCAAATTATAAATACGAGGCACTGCCTCTATATAATAGTACGATACATTAGGAGATTACAATGGCACTAAAACCAGTTGATAAAAAGAAAAACCCAGGTCTTGCAAAGCTACCCACCGGTGTAAGAAACAAAATGGGCTATATGAAAAAAGGTGGCGTTGTGAAAAAAGGAGACGGTGGTATGGTTTTAGAGATTGGCTTACGTCCAGCTACTGAAAAGGAAATGAAAATGGCTAAGAAGATGGCTAAGACCAAAAAAGCTAATGGTGGCGAGGTCCGTGGGACAGGAGCAGCCGTCACAGGAAAAGGTTTCAAAGGAGTATTTTAATGGCTGTTCAACAAATGTCTAAAGAAGAGGCGAAGAAGGAAATTAAAAGACTCAAGGAAGAGATCAAAGAGGACGCTTCTAAAGAAGAAGAACTGATGGAGCGAATCCAAGAGATTGAAGATTTTCAAAGACGAATATATGAAGAAGGCAATCGTGAGATTAGAGATAAGACTCGAAAAGATTCTAAAAAAGGTGACAAAGTTGTTGAAGCCAAAAAAGGTGGATTGATTAAAAAATTTAAAAAGGGTGGGTCCGTTGAAGGAAAAAGACTCACAAGAACAGTTCCCCCTAAAAAGGGACCTAACTCTCAAGGCATGAGAGGAACTGGTGCTGCGATTCGTGGTACCAAATTCAAAGGAGTATTCTAATGGATATGATCAAAAAACTTTGGGAAGAACATCCCAAGAAAAAATGGCTCGTGATCGGTATTGTTATCGGTTGGGCTATCGCAACTTATGTTATCTAAAATTTTAGGCGGATCTTTGGTGGACACTGTTGGTAAAGTGATCGACAGTGTTCACACTTCAGAAGAAGAAAAAGGTCAAATCAAAATCAAACTTCAAGAACTAGAAAACGAAATTAATTCCAAACAAATGGATATTAACTTAGCGGACGCTAAGTCTACAGCTACAGGTATCGGTGGTATTATGCAACGATCCTGGAGACCACTGATTGGAATGAGTTGTGCTCTCGCAATATTGTGGGAGTATGTATTAAAACAATTTGTTATTTTTATTCTTGCAGCTTTCAGCATTCCACATAATCCACTACCGGAACTTGATATGGCTACCTTATTCCCGCTTGTCATGGCTCTCCTCGGCATGTCAGGAATCAGGAGTTTTGAAAAATTAAAGAAAATTAATTCTGATAAATAGTGGAAGTAAATATATATTCAGCAATTTTACGTCTAATAACTACTAGACAAGACGATATAAAGTCTGTAATTATGGATGGAAACG